AACCATTACCCTTTTCAGATAAATCAGAAAGTGCTCTGTAGTCCACCATACGGCCGGTAACAGTCAGGACGATTTCAATATAGTCGCCTTCGTTCATAAACTTGGCAGCCATTGCATCTTCCAAGGTGATAACTTCCAGCTCAACCAACATTTGGGCGATTGCGGCGTTGGGGTTCAGGCTGTGATGGGCATAATAAACCTTACCGTCCATGCTGGCGATGGTATGAATGTTGATTGATCCATCTTCACCGGCAGTTGACATTGATACAAAACCAAGGGTTAACAGTACTGCTACGATAGTGATAAGTTTCTTCATTTGTAATTTCCTCCATGAGAATAATTTAATTGCACTCTACGTATTTACATTCTGTACATCTGTGTTTTCTTTCTGTTTCTTGCATCATTGGTGCTTGACAATTTGGACAGGTGTTTCCATCTATCACAGTGATTCCTTTAATTGGATTAACTAGTTTCCTAATTTGAAATTCAGACATTGGTATTCCTCCGATACCCCATAGACAGGGTACAATAACGAACTATACATAGGTGTTCCAACTGCTCTATTGTGGGAGTGAGCAATTGAATGTTATCATACCCTGTATATGAGATACCAAAGGGCATGACTATCGTTCCCGTACTACATGAAAAATTCCCGTCGGATGATCCATAGATAATCTTAGGAGCATTTCAACGATTGTTTTTATTACTGTAAATGCAAGTGTGTTTCTAAGACTAAATATAGCAGAAGCTAAATATCTATCTTCTGCCGTTTCTAATCCATCTAAATTTTCAAGAGGATCGTCACTTGAATATAAATCAATTAATTTAAGAGAATGTTTGAACTTCCTTGAAAACTTCTGTGCCCTTTTTCCTTCAATGTCATTAAGACCAATTAAGGCATCTACTATTTCGCCTGTAATAGAAAGATCAGGTTCAGGCACAGGAATATCAAAAAACATCTCTAAGTTACTTTCTCTTTTATACTTATTGATTCTCTTCTTTTTCCTCCTCTCGGGTTTTGGAACATGAACCATTAACTGTCCCTCATTATCAGTTATATAAATATACATGGGCACCTCCTACCCATTCTTCCAGGTTATTCCTTTTGGTAAAAATGATTTAACAATAAATGTTAATACCTTATATGAAAAGAAGCATACTAATAAGGCTGCCACGAAGATGTATAGGAAGACCCGGAACATCCATAATGGTTTCCATAGCATCGTCATCAATAGTACTGCTATAAATAACAACTCCATAAGATTCCTCCCTATTGTACAAACATCGCTCGGAACCATGCTTTAGGACAATTCGCATCGATCCATTCCAAAGCAATGTCACTTACCGACATCCACAAAAGAGAAATGACTTGATCAGGATATCCTTCTACCTGTTCATTCCATCTATTATCCATTGCAGGTATTCTTTCATCTACTTTAGCGAGGTCAATAATTCCCTCTGCCTGTGCTTTAGACAGACCTCGTTCCTCTAACATGGTTAATAACTTCTTTACAAATGTCATATTTATACCTCCCACAGTATAGGTTAAGGTGCGTTAATAATAATTGATAAATACTTCTTATATTAAGTATTAATATATATAGCAATTATCTTTTAATAGGTGCTAATACTCACAAGTTCTAAGAACAAATAATAAACCAATACGACTTCATAGTGTTACGAATATAAAAGATTCAAATTGTAAGGAGCTATCGTATGAGCGATAATAAAACTGTTATTAACATTACCGATACCTACGGTGAAGGTTGTATCTCAGATGGATGCAATCAGAAGCAAGCGATTGAGCGAAAACCATTAGGTCGTGTTGAGATATATGAACAAGACGCTGATGGTAAAAGACAGCTGGTTGATAAAAGTAACCTAGTTGTTTACCAAGGAAGAGAGTGGATTGCAGAAAGAATATTTGACGCAAACAATGCATTCACTGCACCAGAAACAAACGATTGGTATATTTGTTGGTTTGGTATAGGAGATGGAGCTACAGGTCCAGCATTAGGACCTGATGCACCAACTGCCAATGATGGCGACCTAGCAAACAGTGTATTAATCAATGCTATAAATCCAGAGATGGCTGATAGTGGATATAAACATCCCTATGACACGACAGTTGATTTTGAGGTCGATGATGCTCTAGCACCTGAATCAATATGGCTGGTTGCTAAAGTAACTGTTACAATCAGTCTTGACGATGCTAACGGCACTACACTGAATGAAGCTGGTCTTTATATTTCAAATAGTAACGACCCAATCATTGCTTCAGCGTACAAGCTATTCTCTAGAGTTACATTCCCAGCTATAGTAAAGGATTCATCAAGAACATTAGTATTTGTATGGTACATCTATACATAATATATAAATTATAGATTCAATGAAAGGTCATTTCATATTGAGAAAAATTAATATTGAGAAAATTTATTTAAACCGTTTAGGAGGAAATTAACATGGCAAGTAACATATCACCAGGTGTGTATACCAAGATTATTGACCTTTCTACATTCGTTCAGCAAGTACCATCCACTATTGGATTTATTACTGGACTAACAAAGAAAGGCGAAGACAATAAACTAAAATTCTTTAGTTCTAGAAGTGAGTTTATTGCTGAAATGGGTGAGCCTAATATCGCTGACTTTGGAACTAGGTATGGTCAAGGCTCTTATTGTGCTTACAATTACTTAGGAGATTCTGGATCTCTATTCTTCATTAGAGCTATGCCTGACACTGCAGCATTTGCAAATATCTACATCAATGCAGAATTTAATGATGCGACAGAAGAACAACCAACAATGACATTATCATATGTTTCTAGCGCTAACGCCAGCAATCTAAATGAATTACAAACAGCATTAGAGGCAGGAGCTACAACCTTCCCTCTATGTGTACTTCGACCAATTGGTAGAGGCGAATATTACAACAACCTTTCAGTTAGATTAGTTCAAGCAGCAAATCCAATGCTATCTGGTGTTTATATTCTAGATATCTATGAGACCCAAGCTGACGGAAGCGAAGTAATCGTTGAGTCATTTGAAGTTTCATTTGATCCTAGAGCTGTAGATAGTACAGGTGATTCCGTTTGGATTCAAAATGTATTAGCATCTTACTCTGGAATTTTAAGATGTGAAATGGAATTAGCCAATGGAGAATATAGTGAAGGTCATGAGTTAATCATCAAAGATTATGACTCAAACATTGGTGTTGTTTCTGTTGTTGAAACTGACGCCGCTGCTACACTGACAGATACCAAACAAGACTTTTCACAATGGGCTACTGGAGCTGCTCCATTTGAATTTATGGTTATTCTGAAAGATGGAACAGGAAATGAGCTGACTGGTTTCTTGGGTGCTGCTTCTGGAGTAGATAATGAGACAGTTGATATTTGGGATGCAAGATTAGTAGCAAGTGCACCTGTTCAAAATTTCTTACCAAGAGATGATGTTGCAACAGAGCATGCTGACGCATTAACTGCATTTGATGAAGATAGTGAAATTACATATGTAGTAAAGAAATCTTCTGCTCTTGTAGGAGATGCCTTCACAGATTCAGACCCTGTCCCATTAAAGAAAGGATCTGATGGTCTATTATTTGATTCCCAAGGAAGACTATTCACAGATGATGGTGGAATCAATCATCCATTAGATGCTCTATCAGATGGTTATGCAGGACTTCTAAAAAGCGCTGTAGATGGAACAACTCTTGTTGATGATGTTTTCGATAGTGAGAATATTTACTTCTCACTTGTATTTGATTGCGGTTATCCAACTGAAGTAAAACAACAAATCTCTGCTCTGTGTCAAACAAGAAGAGACTGTATGGGTATTATGGATAATGGTAATAACGATACATACAGCGATGCTATGACTGCAAGGTTGGATGATAATACATTCAACAATTACTTTGTAGCTCTATTTGAATCATACAATAAAGTATACGATACATTCACAGGTAGGGATGTATGGTTCTCACCTATTTACCATATGTCATACTTGATGCCAAGGAATGATCGTATTGGTGAAATCTGGTTTGCTGCTGCTGGTTTCAATAGAGGATCTATTGACTCTATTAAAGAGTTGAAGTATAATCCTCGCTTGGGTCAGAGAGACCAGATGTACTTAAAACAATTAAACCCAATAGTTAAATTCAATCCTGGTTATACAGTGTTTGGTCAGCTTACATCACAAGCTAAGCCAAGCGCACTGCAGGATATCAATATCGTTAGATTGGTTCTTTATGCTAAGAGAGCTCTTGAGCAATATTGTCGCTTCTTTATCTTTGAGCAAAATGATGCAATTACTTGGAGTTCAGTTGCTGGAGATATTAATCTATTCTTAGAGCAGATTAAAAAGAAGAGAGGACTGTATAATTATTCAGTGGATGTTGGTGCTACAGAATATGAGAAGAAAACAAAAACCTTCCATGTTAATGTAACACTAGAACCTACAAGAGTAGTTGAGAAGATTGAGCTTAACTTCTTCATTAAGTAAAAGCGAAAAAAAAGACAGGGATATTGGAAACTTTATCCCTGTCTTTTTTACGTTGTCATTCTGAATCTAGAAACGCTTTACTCATCCGGGCGAATACTTCTGCATGGGTGTCATTTACGTTCATCGAAACACATAATGCGATAAGATCTTTATTTCCTTTTATTACATTTTTCAGAAGAGATGTTTTCTTTTTCATATCATCAAAATCTTCTTCTTCATTAACAAAACATATGTCAACGTTATTACAGTTATATACAGAGCAGGCATCATGCTTACTAGCTTCAGTTGAAGTTTCCTTTTCATATCCATCACCTTCTAATAGCTCGATAAAGTCTGATTCAAAATCAGGATCATCGAAATAAAGGAATACATCAACATCAGAATTATCACAGTTGTATCCAATTGCTCTACTGCCACCGAAGAAGGTTTTACTTCCATCATCTTTTAGTTCCTTCTTCATTCGGTTAAACAACTTGACTACGCCATTTGCTCTTGTTAATAAGAGCACCTCGTTTGAATTATGGTCTTTGGTTATTTTCATGGTATGAAGAGCCCCTCCCCAGCATCACTTTTCTTTTCCATTTCCAGGAGCTGAAAAGCTCGCGCCAGATCATCATAATCCATCTTAATACTCTTGCGAACCAATACAGCATGGTCCATAATTTTCTGATGGTCAGGGGTAATCTGCTCATGGTCTTTCATGTTTTGAGTTACAGCAAGATGCATATGATGTGTAGCATCTTCCATAACCTTGTAAAGGTTTCCCCACAATCCCATTTTAGCAAACTGCATAATAGCATTGCTGATTATTGTCGTCAGGTACTCCATGTACTCAACTCTTAATTTTTTAGTTTTTTCATCAACCTCCATCGGATCTCCTCCTGTATGTTTTTGGGATCATTTCCCATATCCTTAGAACATATATATGTATTTTAAATTTGAGTGGTAATTTGATTAATCAACTTAGTAATTTTGAAAAGGAGAATTGAAATGTCTGTAATCTATGAACAAAAACTGAATGAAATGAAGAACACTTGGGAAGACTTTATAAACAACGCTGAAGCAGGAAAGGAAGGACGCGGAAGTAAAGCGGCTTCTCTTCGTGCCCGTAAAGCTTCTATGTCCCTTTCAACTCTTATGAAAGAGTATCGCTCAGTATCAATCGAAAACGACAAATCGTAACCGTAACATGTTCCCCATGTCTTAATGATGCATGACATGGGGAACTTGGTACGTTGTTATTGTTTAAACAGTTTAGAAAGTCCGTCAAGAAGACCTTTGAAATTCAAATTTACATTGACATTGACGTCAACTATGATTCTCTCAGGAATACTGAATTGCTGTAAATGTTCTGGTGTAGGTGCAGGATGCTTATCAGGAGTTTTAGATTCTTGGACTCTCCCTCTAAGAGATGAAAGATAATCTTTCATGTTCTGTATAGCGCCCTCAGGTAACACCAGATCTTTTGATCCAAACTGCTGAACCAGCATATAATATTGACCAACTGTTAACCTACTGAAGAAATGAGATTTTGTAAATACAACAGGCTTTGTTCCTGCTTTGGTTAATAAACAAAGCCCTTCTTCATCTCCCAAAGCCTTCCATACTCTTGCAACATATGATGTTTTGTTTATTTTGTCTTTAGGAACAATATCATCATATGTTACTTTCCTGCCGCCGGCCATTAAAATATTTAAAATTTTGGTATCATTCTTTCCTTCTGGAGCTTGAAAGTCCTCATGTTCTTTGAGGTATTTTGTCAATTCCATAAAATTTTCCTCCGTAAATGATAATAGTTTTTTCATTGAAAAGCATGGAAATTTTCGTGTTGGTTTATTTACATCTTTTCTTTTATGTGATTTTATATTGGTTACTTTTTGAGACTTAGACCGCTTGACATGAATAGAACGACCTCCTATTTCACTTCTGTGATTGCTGCGAATTTCGCGGCCCTTCTCTTCTTCCGCAGCCTCAGCTTCGTTTTTCTTCTTTCGATCCTCTATTGGATCCTCCCCTGCGAAAATTGGTTCATCCTTAAATCCTGTTTCTTCAGAATTTAGATTACCAATAATCTTCCTTTCTTTTCCCATAATCATCCTCCCACAGCTGATTTATTATATTAAAATCAAGTCAAATAATCATATACTATTAATTAATATATATAGCAAAAAAAATCTTAGGGTGTTATATTTCACCCTAAGATTATTATCCTTGATTCCTCTCTACTCTGAATGATTCTATCTCACAGTAATAAACCTTTTTGAGAGATCCAAGAAAATGCTGTATCATTAAGTATTCAAAGAACACCGTCATGTCATCAAAAGAATTAAACATTGAAGTCCAATCTTCTATCTCAAAGTGATTGTCATCTAACCTTCTTATCTCTTTAGGAAAAAGATAACCCGAGTCAACTTTCCTATTTGAATATGTATATTCTGACTTAAAGTCTGCTATCAATGGTTCTAATACTTTCTCCTTGAATCCTTCTTCATCATAAGCTACATGACTTAAAATAGACAAAATAAAAGAAGCAGAACTACTATTAGTCACGAAGTCCATCTTAATTTTCAATGCCTTCCCTCCGTGTAAATGATTAAATCTTTTGTTTGTATCCCATTGAAGTGAGTGCTATTCTGATCCATAGCAATAGCGAATGGAGTGCCTTTGATGAAGCCTTCATTATCACCAACGGTTATTTCAACTACCTTATTAAATTTTTTCATTTTAGCTCTTTTAAGTCCTTTAAGAGCCTCAGTATCATTTTGTAATGCTTCAGTATAAATCCTTAATGATGATTCTGAATATTCAGAATTATTCTTGATTGGTTTTTTCCTTTCTCTTCCGATATCCTCTTTCCATCTATCAACATCATCTTGAACTCGTGTAATCGCAACATCTATATCTATTGGTGAAGGCTTAATCCAAAGGTCATTTGGATCAGTAACACTAAACACAATAGCATCAATTGCTCTAATTAAATCCCATGCATCAAAGTGATGCTCTGATTTATCATAATGATAATAATCTAAGTCAAAAACATCTGAGGCGAGGACAATTGATCTAATTAAATCTATCTTGTCCTCGCCTTTAAAGATGAATGTAAATGCACTCGAAGATGAGTTGGTAACGAAATCAGACTTTATTTTCATGCCTCTTGCCCGCCTGGAGGATTGCATCAATCATCGCCATTTGGTCGCTCGACCTCTGAGCAGTGATTGGATAATTGGTTCCTTCAAGTAAAGCCCACGCTTGTCTGGTAATCTGACGAAATGTAAAATCGTCAACTTCAGCATAGTTGAGATTACTTTTGATGATTGACAGAAGATTATCCAGCTGTAGGTTCTTTATTCCAGACTTATTCTGCATTCCCTTAAATACAAACAGCATTCCAATCACCACAATTACACAAAATACGAAAAATACGAAACCGGGTACCATAATTACTCTCCTTTAAATATTGGACATTCGTCCTTTTTGGTTAATAAAAGTTTCCTATACTTCTCAAATTCGCTACTCTGTTTCCAGATTTGTTCTATTGTTTGTTCTTTTGTTACTATTACATAATTACCATCAGATGAAAATGAACATGGTTTCATTACCATATCAGGAGATATATAAGCAGACATCCTTGCTGACTCACATGTATCTCCCATTAATTCTTCTTCTGGAGTTAGTTCTCTTACCTGACTTATTTTGTTCATCATACAAGTATCCATACCAATTTTAAACTTACATTTTTGGTTTTGGATTGCTTTTGCAAAATGTTCTATACTTTGAAGATTAGGGCTAAGATGTTTATACTTAACTCCCTTCCCTACAGGTTTAAATAATAAAAATATTATTGCATTTAAATTATCTAAATCAATAAATCTTCTCCATATATTATCATCGTAAATCAAACTAATAGCTTGCGATAATGTCGAACTAGTTACGACAAAATGTATATTAGTCTTTATCTTATGTTCCATTAACCTTTTTAATGCGCTAAAAGTAAATGGCATATTATACATTGATACTGCAACAGCACCACATAACTTAGATGCTTCTATTTGTTCGTCAGTTAACATATTTCCTGATGTAGTATAATTGGGAGCTATTTGATTATCTCTACAATATTGTAACATCTCCTTAAAGTCAGGATGTAAATTTGGATCTCCTCTACCTCCTAATGCTATTTGATTTGTCATGTGTTTACATTGGTCAACAATCATTTTAAAGTTTTCAATTGTCATATGATCCTGTTTATTAGATCCTTGATAACACCATGCACAATTATTATGACAATGCCCCATAACACCAACATCCAAAAGACTCGGACCATTTAAAACGAACGGGTCTGGATTTCCATTGAGTCCTTTTAAGACTTCGATTCCTAAGTCTAAGTCAAACATTATTCCGTACTTCTTTGTGCGAATTATTTTTATTCTAGGGTTATCCACCATTTTTCTTCTGGCTCCGTTTCTCTAAAGCTTGCATAGTTTAAGGCAGTCCATTTACATCCTGCTGCCTCACCTTGTTTGAAGTGATGCCAATGTCCAAAGTACCACAACTTGGGATTGAATGTGTCCATGATTTGCCATAATGCTATTGGACAACAATCTCTCTTTTTATTCATATCATATTTCTGCATTTCACCAAGGGCATGATGAGGGCATGTATGACTTATGACTATATCAATAGTCATTTCTTTTGGATTAGGACATCTATCCAAATCACCACTGCTTATAATTTCATCCTTTGGGAATAAATCAAATCCCGTTATTTGACCAGGAGAAATTATAGTTGATTGAGCTCCTCCCATGAATAGGACATTCCTTCCGTCTGGGAGGGTTAATGTTGAGCCCCTTCTCATGTAAAATATACCAGGAGCTATCTCATTCATATCTTCATTAAACATTCTCAATATATTATAGTCCTCATGATTTCCGTCGCAAAAATAAATTTTGGTTCCTCTTTCATTTTTGACATCTATTGGTCTATCATTCCAGATTCCGAAATCCCCCACTTGAAGAATAATGTCAGGGGATTCGGATCTGATTAATCTATTGAGATGTTGCCACCTTGCATGTACATCACCAACCACGATTATTTTCATTTTCGTAATATCCTCAGTTGTGAACATGCCTGTTTTAATAAAGGCTTTTCTTCTGGATAGAATGTAACTAATTCAGCAATAGCCATTGAAAGACCTACCTCGTTTAACGGAACCATTTGAGGGATCCCAGTAATCTTTTCTAAAAATTCAGCCCACTCTTTCATTTTCTCTGGTGTATTCATTTCCTCTCCTTATATGTAAAATAAAAATTATCAAATGTTTGCTATCATAAAGTAATATATATAGATCTAATATTTAAAAACTAATCTAATTAACCAATATATATAGAACAAATTATAAAGTAGAAATTGCATGGAGTCTATATGATAATTGAGAATTATCTTAAAAAGATACAAGATGAATCTATTTTTGCTATGGATTCTATCCATACCAGGAAGAGACCTTTAAAAATAAGTTACCCTAATGAACTGGGTACGTCCGAACAACAAAGAATAATGATTGACTTTGACGGTGTTATTCACCAATACGAATCATGGAATGACGGAAGGCTGAATGATGAAGTAATAGAGGGAGCTAAAGAAACAATTGATGAACTCCATAAACAAGGATACGAAATAGTAATATTTACGACAAGAGCTTCTACTCTAAGTAATTCACAACCATCGTCAGATGAGCTTATAAAAAATGTTAAACAATGGCTTAAGGATCATGACATTTATTACGATAATATAACTGCTGAGAAATTGGCTGCAGTTGCATACATAGATGATAGAGCCATACGATTCGAAGGCAATTGGAAAGATACTTTAAATAAGTTAGATGAAATTACGAATGGTTAATTACTTAGTGATAGATAATAGAGCATAATTAAGGAGGATTTAATAATGAAAAATTCATTTTCAGAAACAACAAAGAATTTATTAAGTAGAAAATTTGGTGGTACTAATGTAGGGGTTGCAGATCCTTATGTTACTGGCTATCACTTTATTTGGTTTGAGAAACTTCCGTGGGCTGCCATTCATGCTAATTTACATGAAACTCCTGCTGGAAATGATATGGAAAAAGGTGATGCACAAAACCTATTATCAGGTACTTGTTTATCAGTTACACCTCCAGGTGGAACTTTAAATAAAGTTGAGTTCACCGGATTAGGTGGAGTCAAATGGGCAGTTCCAGGAAATATTGATTATGGTAATTCAGTGTCAGTAAAATTCTTAGAAATGCAAGCATTACCTGTTTCTTCAATTATACACTCATGGATTAAATCTATAAGAGATTTTAGAACAGGTATCTCTCAACTACAAGATAACCCTGCAACAGCACCAGGAGGATACACAAAATCCACATATGCTGGAGTAATGTATTACTGGACAACTGCACCTGATGCAAAAACAGTAGAATACTATGCTTGTTATGATGGTGTATTTCCAACCAAGGATCCTCAAGATCTATTCACAAGTGATGTAGAAACTGTAGGAAAGCTGGATGTCGAGATTGAATTTAATGTCGATTATGTATGGCATGAAGCATGGGTTAAAGAAAAAATTGAGTCTACATTTGTTTCTAAGTTCTCTGATGCAAGAATCAAAGAATATTCTGCAACCGTATAATACGATTTTAAGGGTGTCATCTTAACCGATGGCACCCTTTTTACATAAGGAGATATTAAAATGAAGAAAAATGCGAGTCTAAAATTATACTGCGCTGAAGCAGTGTTTAGATCAAAAATATCCAAAGAAGGAAAGATTCAGCTTCTTAATTTTATCCAAAAGGAAGCTGACTCATATCAATTAATGGCACTTATTTTAGATGGTAGGATTGTTAAAAAACTTACTGAAACAGATAAGCAAATTATAAAAGATAGATTCTTAGTAGAAGGCGGAGCTATAACTAAGGTAAAATCATTCGCAAGCGTAGCGGGAGGAACTTCTTTTTATGGTATTCCATATCTTATTTATAGAACAATAAGAGGTGCTGCCGATAAATGTACTAAAGCATGTGGAACTTATGAGTTTAATACTGTAAGAAGACAAGTATGTATGGCAAAATGTAATTTAGCCAAACATCAAGCCATGTTATCTAAAACAAAAGATACAAAACAAAAAGCTCAACTACAACTTAAAGTAATTAAGTTTCAAAAGAAAGTTGCTAATTATCAAGCACAAGCTAAAGAAAGAGGCACAGATTATAAATAAGTTTTAAATTTACACTGCGAATTACTTACTAATAAAAATCGAAAACAAGGAGATCAAACAATGTTTAAAGGATTTGATTTAACGTATCCCGAGTATGAAGTCGTTACTCCTCAAATGAAACAATCATTTATGGTAAGATCATTAAATGTTGCCGAGGAGGAAAGATTAAAAGGAAGTCTAGTAACAGCCCAAAAGATTACAGACCATCTAAACAAATGTCTATATGAAGTTATAGTCACTAAACCAGAATCAATTACTGACTATAAAAGTTTCATGGAAGGCATGACTTTAAAGGATAGAGATGCTCTGATATATGGCTTATATCATATAACTTATGAAGAGATAAGAAACTATGATATTAAATGCGGTACATGCTTTAAAGACTTTTCGGTTACTATTAAAGCTTCCACTACATTCAATACAATTCCATATCCAGGTGATGATGTTTTAAATAAAAAGGTAAAACTTGACCTGCCTGTCTCGACTGGTGTTTCAGCATACATCAAACAACCCACTTTAGCAGATGAGCAAATAATTATTGGTGAGTTAAGTGCAAGACCAGGATCTACAATAGATATAGTAACAGAGACATTGGTCTTAGCCGGATTCATTCAAGAAAAAGAAGACGGAAAGAAAATAGAATATAATGAGCCTGTTGATATTTTAGATGCTTATAAATCTCTCCCTCCGAGAGATAAAAGAGCAATACAAGAAGCGTATACTGAAAACTTTGGGAAATATGGTATTGATTTAAAAATGAAGACCACATGTACTCATTGTGGGGCTGAAGAGGTGGTGGACATAGATATCGTGTCTCAGTTCTTTCGCGCACTATATGAGTGATACCGGAGTAGATGCATATAGAGAAACATTATCGTCAAACATTTTTTCTTGTATGGAATTAAGTAAACAATCATATTACGAAACTATGAAGATGCCTGTTAAAAGATTTTATGATTACTTAAAATGGAAATCTGACTTAGAGGACGAAAAAAATAAATTAATTAAAGAGAGTCAACAAAATGGCTAATTTACTAGATAAATTCCAAGACAATGTAATAGGTTCCGATGGTACTATATATGACTATGATGATATCATTACGTCTAGTGGAGATTTTAGAAGGAATAGTAAACTTGCGGTTATTTTGAAATCATGGAATAATATATTACTTACTCAGGTTAGAAGTTTTACATTTGATCCAGAATATGGAAGTGAGTTATTTAAGTATGTATTCGAGCCTGCAGATGAAATTACAAAACAAGCAATTAAAGATGAAATACAAATCAGACTTCAATATTATGATGATAGAGCTCAAGTATCAAGTATTGAGGTTGAATTTTTACCCAATAAAAAAGGGTTCGTTTTTCAAATTGAAGTTTTATATGCTGGAGAAAAAGGAGATTTTACATCCATAATTAATGAGGATTTATACAGTAAGATCTAGAGGTAAATAATGGCTATTCAAAATTGGACAAGACTATACAGTTATATAGAAGAGTATCAGAATCTTTTATATGAATACTATAGTAAACATGCAGTAGCCTTTTTAACTACTTATTGGAATATCAATAAAGACGTTACTGTATGGGATGATAAAAACTTATTTGGAGGATCCTACGAAAGAGTTGGGGATCTAACAGGAATGAGATGGGACAAGTATCTAGTACTCCCTGTATATTTTCCAGAGGAAATATCAGTATCATTTGATGGTCAGGAAACAGGTCAAATAAAAGATCAAGAGACTACAATAGTTATTCCATCATCATATGGAGTTACGCCATTAGTAGGAGATGTTGTTAAATTAGACCAACAGTTTCTCAGACCATATTTAAATACATATCCTATATTTATAGTTACTGGAGTTGATATTCATCCAAATACAGATAGAAGATTTTGGAGATTAAAGATAAAGGTATTTGAAAGTAGGACTGTAGATGAAATGGAATTACAGACAGAAGATACTTATGTATTTTTTGACTATGATAAGCAAATACATACACTTCAAGAGTCATTAGACTTAGCGGAAATGCTTGCTAAAAACGAGGAGCTTAACCAAAGATTAAGAAACATGTGGGACCCAAATATAGGATTCTACATGGTATAAGGAAATAAAAATGCCTACATCTCAAGATATTTATGTTTCAAGAGACAACATTAGAAATCAAATAGTTGAGCTTACTAAGCAGTACCTAGAGTTAGAGAATGTAGATCTTACGAAATCATCCTTCTTATCATATCTAATAGAAGTCTTATCTACTTTATCATCAAATATAATGTTTTATGAAACAAATGTATATAAGGAATTCTTTTTAACTAAAGCTCAACTACCAGAAAGTGTTCACAACTTAGCGTCGTTCATTAATTATACCCCACAGGATGCACAGTTCTCAACAGCCAACCTCCTTATGTCTATTCCTTTAACTGATAATAAAGGGTTAAAATCATTCGATCCATCAGGAAGCACTCTTATTTATATAGGCGCTTCTGATAAACCTTTTCAGTTTACAAGTACAGATGGAATAGTTTTCCTAACATATTACATAACAGAAATTGAAATTATTGATAGTGCTACGGCTAATATAATAATCAATCTAGATGGAAAATTATTTAATATAAGAAGTCAGGTTATTACAGATGACAATACACAAATTCTGCAATTTGTTTTACCTGTAAGACAATATGAAACAATCAGAAACCAATTCGCAATTGAGGACTTACTTGAGCCTTATAGATTTGTTTCAATAGATGTTCCTGTTACAAATAAACTTGCTGAATTAGAAGTATGGGTTATCCCTCCTGGTGGAGATTCTGACAATCCTGCACCGGAAGATGAATGGCTTGTATCTCAGGACAATGCAGGAAATATAACAAACAGTTTATATACTATGGCTCCGACTGACCAAATGTATATTACAAGAAAGAGTTATGAAGGAAGGACAATTACATTTGGTAATGGTATTTTAGGACAACAACCAATTGGTGGTTCTACTGTTATAGTTGATGTAAAGGAAACAAAAGGATCAGACGGAAATGTCATTGCTAATTCAATTGTAAATGGTCAAAGAATATACACAGAAGTTTTGAGTGGAGTAGCAGAGATTGTAAATTATGATGTAACAAATGCTTCACCTGCATTTGGTGGAGAAGATGAAGAATCAATTCAAGAGGTTAGATCAAATGCTATAGCAAATCTAACATCATTAAATAGACTTGTATCAGAAGAAGATTATATTAATGCTGGAGTTGTAATTCCTAGTTCTCCATTGGCTGCTAATTCAATTCCTGTTCTAAAAAGATCAGACATTAAAGTAAATGAGATTCAGTTATTTACCACATTTAATTTCGCAGGAGAACTTGTTCCAACAAGAAATGCTAGATATGATATAGTTGTAACTGATACTTTAATTCCAAGAAATACTATCATTACAATAGATAATATAGATTATTTAACTATATTCGATATGGAATATGATAATTTAAACCAAGAGGTTTATTATTCATATTCACTTGAAACATTAGAATTAGTTCCGTTCTTAGAGAGTACAGCTACAGGAGCTTCAGTACAAGATGCTTATACATTTAGTGCTACAGGAGTTGTAGTATCAAGAAGAGAAGTTGATTTAGGTGGAGGATTATTCGATGTTAAGGTTGATGTAATTTTAGATTATTATTCTACCGAACCTGATTATGATTTGGCTGTATGTAATATGGAAGTTGAGTCTGGGACTGGCGTAACTCATAGTATGACTAATGATGATTTAAATAATAGATTTACATTAGAATTAGATTATTCTGATTTACCTATAGATGATGTAAAATTAAGATTCATTGTAACTCATCCGTCAGTATCAGAAGGAATTTTTAAATCTGAATATTCTGTTAACTTTATCTTTAGAAAAAGTTTAAGATCATATATGATTTCAAACGCTGTTGTAAACGCTAATGAAATTGATGTAGTTGTATATGATATTCCTGTTATTGAACAAGATTGGTATAATAATCTTGATTCTAAACCAGCATTTGAAGCTGAAGTTATGCAAGCGTTCCTTACCAGTATTGATATGACTAACTATAGAATGTTAACTGACTTTGTTAATATTAAGTTATGTAATACAACAGGGAATATGAGAAACATGTTATTGAATGAAACTAATATTGGAGATGTATTAAATCTTGGTTTAACTTCAATTCCTGATACATTATACATAGCAGACGACCTGACAAACGGAATCCAATATAGTATTGATAGAGGGCATAGATTTATTGCTACAGGATATGAGGGAGTTCCTTGGGATGGTGAGCATAACAATATAGCTAAAGTAAGAGATGACGGAATTATAAATGACCCAATGATAGATCCAATTGAATGGGAATTTATCGATCCTGTTACAAATGATATAAGTCAAGTATTAGAAAAAGGAGTTAAGTATATTTATACTCACTCTGGTTGGATAGTTCCTAATTACACTATTCCTTTACAAATATCATTAGAGGTATTTAGATCATCAGCAGCAGGAACTATAGCTGAACAAGATTTAATTAATACAATTAAAGTAGCAATTATGGATGCGTTTCAAGATAGGTTCGGACCGAATGTTACTTTACATAGATCTGAAATTATTGATGTAGTCCAATCTGTTGACGGTGTATCTTATTGTAGATTACTTCAACCTCAATCAAGTATATTCTTTAATTTCAATATAGATAATTTTACTCAACAGGAATTGTTAGACTATGCTCCTGAGTGGGTTTTCTTTACAGAAGAAAATATATCTATTAGAGTATTCACGGAGTAAAGCATGGAAGAGCTTTTAAAGAAAGCAAAGATTAATAATTCCAAGCTAAATTCTTTAGTTATGAGGATAGTATCAAAAGAGTTATCTAATTTAGCAGAGCCTTGCTACTATCCCGAACTTAAAAAATATTACTATGAGCTATTATATATTTGTCAGTTAAAAGAAACAGATATTAAAGCTTTCGTTAAAGAATTTTGGGCTGGAATGCCTCAAGCTAAATGGCATCTTCAGACTGATAATGTTGCGATGTTTTACTTATTCCTTACATGGTATATGCTAAAGACAAAAAATAAAACTGGCTATTTTGCTATGGCTTCTTTTATAGGTATAAGATATTATACCAATCAAATGCATAGACAAATCAAAACATGTAATCCTAGAGTATTCAAACTCACCTTAGAGCGTCTATCAAAAACCCATTTATTTTCAAGAGAGAAAACTGTATCCAATGCGATTATATTTTTGTCAAAACAGATACAAAAGAAATGGGCAGATGGTTTGTTAGCGCAGGATAAAGATATAATATCTAAGAGATGGATTCAAGAATATAGAGGAAGACTATCCCAAAGTATAAAAAAGTTTGCGGAATTATATTATAAGTTACATGAGAGTGGAGAAGGGATAAGAAACCCTTATGAGGATGGTGATGGAGCTACTCAATATAAAGATGTTGAGAGAACTACAATCGTTGTGAATGAAACAATTAAGAAAATAACTGTGTATAAACATGTTGATACTAAGGCGATTAATGATGCTAGAAACATATCGAAAATCTCCGCAGCTTTAGCCACATCGCTCGCCAAGTCGCTTACGAATACTAAGTATTCCGATGAAATAAAAATCGTGTTAGAATCGTTTTTACTAGATGTTAAGTCTGTGAAGGAACTTTGTGGACACGAATACATCGCGTATGTGAAAAAATTAATGGCGATAAGAAGAAGCAATAAGCCGAACTTTAAATTCTATGTCCATGTATTATTACTTCTTCTTTTAAAAGATATAAGACATACTAAAAAGTATGAATCCCTTACAAAGCAAACTCAATTTTTGATTGATACCTACCTAGCTTATTACGTAACGATGGTAATGCGTAATATCATTTGTTAAGAAACTCTGTCACTATTATCTTGAGTTAAATGTATAGAACTGCCTTCTGTTAATGTTTTTTCTGTATTAACTTCCTTTTGATTCTGTGTTCTATTTTTCTCGGTTGACTCTTGTTGAGCCGCCTGATTTTTTCCTATTGCTTGTGATGGATCTTTTTTTGTTGGAGTTTTCTCTTTAAGTTTATTATGAGAAATTGTTACTCCGTTACTTGTAATTAATGCGGCTCTTTCTCCGTCAGGATCAATAAATTTATCTGAAGATTCGTTTTTTATAGCTTCAAGATATTTCCTTAAAGTTGGTCTATTATTTACAGTTCCTATATTTTGTTCAACAACAAGACTATTATATAAACTTCCAAAATCTATTCTTACATCAACAATACCCATCCTTTGGTTATAAGCAATTGATTGTTGATCTCCACCTTTTATTACTGATATTGAAGTTACCATAGCTGTTTGTAAATGGTATAAACCCTTTGCTTCAATTTGATGAAAGAACGGCCAGGAATATGTTTGCCCATCATCAGTTTGAGGTAGAGCTAAAGCTAGAATAGCGCATAGAGGACCTACAATAAACTCATTTGTTGCTTCTTCACTTTGTGGATTTGGATTATATAATCTAACTGTCATTGTATATGATGGTGCAAACCCACTACCTCTCCATACTTGAGGGAAATCAACTCTCTGACCAGCCATAACTTTAGATGCTAAACGCCCCATTCCAGCCATAGCCCGCCCTACAGACCCTCCTGCTCCTTCCATATTTTCCCAGTTTTTAACCATATCTCCGCCAGCTTTTTTAGCTCCAGCTATAAAGTCTCCAGCCATACCCATTGTATTACTTTTACTTGCTTTCATCATCGCTGCTGATTCGTCTATTACTTGACCTACATCTTTAGCTCCAAAGAATTGGGCTATATCAGACATTCCAGAAGAAGCAACATCAGAGAATTTTTGAATAAAACTCTCACCGTATTCATTTGTAAAACTATCAGTTGGAAAGTTATCAGCTAAAAATGCTAACCTCAATCTATCCCCCTGAAAATCAAATCCATGCGCAGTCAATATGTTTCTATAATCAGTTAAAGCCGGTTTTAATTGAAATAATGATAATCCTAAAGATGGTGTAGGTATAGATGGTAATATATTAGCTACAGGCATTGATTGATGTATTTTTTCATTGCTAATATTAGATGCTGGCGGCAGTCCAATTATATCTGGTATTTTTGGCATGATTTATTTTCCTTTCTTTTAATTATGTGATGCTGAAGTTAATTCTGCTATCTCTGGATGGTGGGTCATTGATTTACTTCTGCCACCACCACTATTATTATTTGTTTGAGATGATTGTGTAATTGACTTAACAGATTTATCAACTATATTAGACATTGAAGTTACTATGTTTTTAGTATCCGCTGATGTATTCTCAGCTATCTTTTCATTAGCTTTGATTTGTCTTTCCCACATATCTACTACTCTTTGTTCACCAGCAGCACCAACTTGAGCAACTTTTACTTTAGCATCTTGGTATTGTTCCTGTACTTTAGTTCCTGATGCATCAATATATGCTTCAGCTCTAGCCTTATGAATGTTAGCTCTTTCTCTTATATCAATTAGAGCAGTCTTTCCTTGTGATTCAACACCACTTATTTTTTCTTTAATGCCTGCTTTTTCCTTCCATCGTTCTGCTGTCTTCATCCATGCTTTATATTTTTCTTTACTGCCTTTTGCAAGTCTACCTTTAAAAAACATTGCTTGTTCATAAGCTTCACGATAATTTGCTTCAGCAATAAGTTTAGTTTCATCAAACTTCTCTTTTGCCATGTCTTTAGCGGCTCCTGCTTTACCTTTAACATCCTCAATAATTTCTTTGCCTTTATCCTTAGCAGCAATAACTTTCTTTTGAAAGTCAGTTTTAACACCATACATAGATTGCTTTTCAGCAAGGTCAAATGATTGTTTCATCATTTGTTTTTCGCCGATTGGCTTACCATGCTTTTTCAAAAATTCTAGGAATGTTTTTTCTCTTCGGATTCCATAATCTTCTGGCCTATCTAACCAGTCCATGTCGTCCATGTTTCCTATCCTAATCCACTTCTGTCTCATTTCATCAACTTGAGCATATCCATAAGGTAAGTAGTCACCTATTCGTCTACCCATATATTCTCGTTGAGCTTGAGTGACTGCTTGATATTCTTCTGGGTCAGCATCCATTTTTACACGACGAAGAGAAGCCATTTTTACGTCATGACCCATAGCCATCGACTTTTTCATCTTTATTTCTTGAATATTTTTCGCTTCTTGTTCTCTTGTTAATTTACCAGATGCTATATCTTTGGCTTTATCCTGCATGGAAACATCGCCCTTCATTCTGGATTTGTCAGCTTTACCCATCATTTCTTTGAAATTTGAATCTACTATTGGCTTAATCCATTTATTCCATGCATAACCACCAATCTTAGCTCCAGCATACGCAGCACCCGCAAGAGCTATTGCTGGTAATGCAACTGATATTATAGCTGGAATCATAGGAGAAATCAATTTCATTAATGCTGGTATCCCTGATCTAATTAACCCACCAAGTCCTCCTCTTGCAAATGCCATTACTAATGTACCCATTAATCTTCTAACAGCTTTTAATGGAGTTAGTAACCATCCAATTGATGTTTTTATTACTCCCATAATCATTAAACCAAATGTCATTAATGAACTTCCTATACCTCTCAATTTTTTACCAAGTCCAAACCTAAGTCTTCTAATACCGCTCATCATTTTCTTAGTATATTTAGAAATGAATCCCATGGTCTTTGATTGTTTCTTTTGCAGACCTAACATTTTTCTGAATGTAGGGAATGGATCTTTTCTAGATGCGATCTCTGATAAGTATTTCCAAGATTTCTTTCGATCCTTACCCTCTTTAGCAGTCTTCTCAGCTTCAACTTGTTTAAATGCGAATTTAAAATCTTCCCATATTTTAGTTTTCTTCTTTGGTGTTTCTTCTTCGCCTTTTTCGCGGTGATATTGTTCCAAAGAAATTCTTTCTTTTATTTCATTGATCTTATTTTGTGTATAAGGAGTAATAGCTTCTGCTGCTTTTCCTTCTATTGTACCAGCTCCAGCTCCAACTCCAACTCCTGCATATTGAGCAAGTAATTCAGTATGATCATGTATACCTTGCAATAACTCTTGTATTGTTAATTGTCTATCCTCTGTCTCACTTTCAGCTTCGGCTTTATTTTTTAGTATTTCTTTAATATCAATACCAAAAAGAAGCTTAGACATCATATTAGTACTGTTTGTTACGATATCTATTAATGCTCCTTTTTTAGTTCTTTTCTTTGTAAGAGCCTCTGATAACTTTTCTGGTAATGTTTTCTTAACAGCCCATTCAATAGGAGCTGCAATACCTCTAAGCCCTTTTTGGAAAATAGTCCATTGCTTTCTCACTACATCTTTTTCTTTTTGTCTTTCGTCTCCAGTGAAGTGAGTTGAAATAGCATCAATCCCTTCTGCACTCCTTTTAGATTCTGCAATCATTTGGTCTAACCTATACATTTGACCTGCATAAGTTAAACCTAAAATTTGAGCAGAGGTCTCTAGTGCCTGACCACCTGTAGGAACATCTCCTTCATACCCACCTCTTTTTCTAAATGGAAATGTAATTCCAACAAACATCCCCTTTGCTATTTTCTTAGTAGCTGTAGTTAAGTATCTTAGCACAGGATGCTCAAGTAAAGTCTTTTCCCAAGCAACTTTCATTAAGTCTTGTTGCTTACCATATATACCTAATTTAACAAGAACCATTTCTCTAAGTAACCTTTCTTGCCAAGGTCTCTGATGTGTCTGAGCCTCTTGTTTATACATATTTACAAAGGTTTTTAATGGATTCCTAGACTTTTCTTGTTCTTGTTTATAAAAGATCTTTTCTTGAAGTCCATACTGACGTTTTTCAGTTAAGATTATCGCATCTTTAATACTAGCTAACATGCTTTGGTTCGCTTTCTGTGCAGGCGATAACCTAAACTGAGTGCTATAGTCTTCTTCCTGCATTCCTCGTTTATCTATATTTCTATTAAGAGCTTCAAGAAGAGTATCAGTAACATTTTTTACTGGAGCTACAAGCTCTCCAGCATGCGCCTTAATTATACCAGTCTTTGTAACCAAACCACCCTCTTGAAGGTGTGGTATTTTCTTTTCAATTGCTTCAATCTTTTGTTTTACTTCTTTGTTACTATCCGCATCTGATAAAACTGATTCAAGCTTTTCGCTTAGTGCTTGCTTTGCAGCGCCAGCAGTTGTCTTAGCTTCTTTAATTCTTTCTTTAGGTTGTCTGTCAGCACCTTTAACTCTGTCAACGATACTTGTTACTGCTTCTTTACTCTTTTCAAACCCTTGAGATGCAATATCTTTAAACTTATGACCTACAGCTGATATAGAATCTCCAAGCTTTGTCTTGACATTTTGAGTCATGTCTTTAAATACTTCTGTTTCAAATAACTTAGCTGTAGCGTATCCAACAACTGGGCTTATCTTTCCAATAGACATTACCATAAGGTTTTGTCTATTAACATTTATATCTTCTCCTATAGCTTTAGCATACTGACCAGAAGCATCAACTATAGCTCTACTTCCAGATATTGATAAATTTCTAATTCCTTTTGCAGATTCAATTGTTATTCGTTTCGCACCATCTGCAAGACTAACAGAAGCCCTTGCTAGATTTTTCATTGCAAAGTTTAATGATCCAATGATAACTTTAGTATCTTCTTTAGAATCAATATCTTCCTTTACAATTACTTCTGGCTTCTTTTGCATCTTCATCAACGCAGCAGATACAGAACTGACATTTTGGACTCTCTCAATTTGTCTCTCAAGTTTCTGCTCAGCAGTCTTGAGTTGTTGTTCTGTTTGTTTAATTTCGTCTGGCATGTTTTATTTCCTTACTTGATCTTATTAAATGCTTGATATATTTTGGATAAGCTTTTTGTATATTCTGAGTAAATGGCAATAACTTCAGAAGGAGTAAACATTTCTTGAACTGCTAAAAACCTAACAGCTTTAGCAGGCATCTTCTCTATTGCGTTATATGAGTTATATAACGGTTTTATTATTTGAGGATACTTATAGTATATTTGAACATAGGCTTTTGGACTTTTAAAATATATAGACAATAAAGCTAAGTATAAGTTTTTTGTATCCTCAAATTGCTCAGGGTTTTGAGTTAGATGTTTAAATTTATTCCCAAGTAACTCATGATATTTATTGATATAAGGACCTAATGTCATTCCTTTAAGTGCCATTCTCATTTTGAAAAGCCACTCATATATTTCTTTTGCTTCCTTATCAATATTTTGTTTCTTTTCTATTTGAAATATCTCTTTAAATAAAGCAGCATAGTACGCAGTCAATTCGTTTTCAAACAATTTAATGAATGAGGTTTTCATTGACCTTGCAGCCATGTGCATTGATTCATGCAGTACTAATTCTGATAAATTTTTATTTGAAGCAAATCCAAATATGTTTGTATTTGAGTCTATCATCAAATACATTTTATGATCATCGGGATTATAAAAACCTAGAATAGATCCCACTCCACCTAAGAATATTTTAGTAAATATAAACTTTGCAGGGTTATTTGTCATCCAACATACATTTATAGTTCCGTTCTCAACATATTTAGCTACTGTACTATTTATACTTTTTAGCTTTTTAGATTTAGCCATTGCCTTAACGAAGTTATCTTTCAGCTTATCACTTGAATATAATTTTTGTCCATCAATGGTTGATACATGGACAGCGTTGATAGGCATATTCATAAGTTCTGACAAACCTTTCTCACCTTTCATTTGATCTATCTCTTCGTCTGGATTATAAGTAGGTTTGTTTGGATCTTCATCATCCAAAGGGCTATTTATAGGACCTCGTATATCACCTGGATATGTGTCTGGTAGATTTACAGGCATTTAATTCTCCTTAATTATTTTGGTACATAGATAGAATGTCAACAAATTGCATATCTGTTCCTGGTTCAACTTCATCTAATTCTTTCTTAATTTTTTTCAGCATACCTGCTTGAGGTGAATGAGAAAGTATCCCATCATTCATACTTAAAACATCATTCAAATCTCCTCTCATTAAAGCAGTTGATGCTGTCTGTAACATCATTGGAGGATCCCATTTATGAACATAAAACGCTAGAGCAGCAGAGAAAACTAAGTCATCGTGACATCCTGTGTCTGCTTCAACCCTTCCGTTTGTTTTTGATATTAGACCAATCAATTCTAATATTAACCTTTTAGATTTAACTCCTTCTGTGAATTGAGATACATAAGAATATAAAGCATCAATCATTAAAGGTCTTGTCTTTGAATTAGTACTCAAACCAGCAACTAATTTCTTTGTAGATCCTCGTTTTTCTTTATATAGCATTGCAGAATACTCACTACTATTTATAGCTTCAACAACTTGGTTTCCATAAGAGTTTGATTCTACTACTACTAATCCTGGGTATTGACTAATTACAGCTTTAACAACTTTAACAAAATCTTCAACTTTACATTTACCTTGATATTCATATACTTGTTCTAATGTTTGATAGTCCCAAACAGATAGGGCAGAAAAATCTTCACCATGTTCTGGAGCTGTATCAACTCCTGTTATATAATATCTTCCTAGTTCAGCTGGTGCATATCTCCATCCTTCACCATTAAATAACTTTTGTGTTTCAACTGGCTTTTCGTTTATCTCTTGTAATTGTCTTGTTGTTTCATCATCAAAGAATGAACCAGATGTAGCTAAAAATTTGAGTTCAAGCTCTTGTTCAATCTTTTTAGGATCGTTATCAAACAACTGACACTGAGTTTCATACCAATCAGGATCAGAAGCCAGTTCTTCAACATCTTTCCAATGTATAACAAAAGGTGTGAATATATCATCATTCCCTTCTGCTTTAGAATATTTTTCATAGAACCATTTACCTGTTCCAACTGTTTTGTTAGGAGTTGAAAGAACAATTGTTCCATAAGGAACATCATTTTTTCTAGCATGCATTTGTGATGTTGATAATGCTGGTACCATTGAAGTCCATGCATCGTCAATAAATTTAATGAAGGCAGCCTCATCTATTACTAGGAATGTAATAGCTTTACCACGAAGAGTCTTTTCTGGAGCATTTGGGTTAACAGGAGAAGCATAAACCTTACTTCCGTTCTTTAAAATGAATGATTGCTCTGTATATTTATCATATCCAGGTGACATCCATTTAGGTAATTTATCAACCATACCCCTAATTTTTCTTGCGAAGTCTGTAGCTTCAGCAGCATCTTTTGAAATAATACCTACTACAACATTGTCATAGAATGATGTTAACCATGTACAATATGCTTGGATGATTGTTGATATACCAATCTGCCTTGATTTTAACACCAAGACAAAGTTATCATTTTGTATAGTATTAATTAAATTCTTTTGAGGACCGTAGGGATGCATTGCAACATCTCCACCTACTTGTTCAATCTTGATGTACCGTGAGCAAAAATATAAAAACGAATTCTTACACCTCAAATATTCATTAATAAACTTTTCAGCGCCTACTTGAAGGCTTCGTTTATTCTTTTCTGCTTTAGTAATTTCGGTTGTCATCATTAAAGTATAGTCCTTTTTAATACGGGATGTTGTATCCCTATTTTATATTTGTTCTAAATATACCCAAATATAAGATCTTATATAAACCATTGAATCTATATATATTACTTAATGATAGGAATTCCATATTTTATTTTGGAGTTTCTATAAGGGGAGATAAACCAAAACCGTTAAGGAGCTAATATAGAAAAAAATTAACTAAAAGAATCTTGATTATTATTCTCAAGGTAAGAGAAACCTCTGGAACACAAGGAGTCACCATGAACAAGTTTAATACTAGTAACGGGAAAGGAGTTATTAACATGAACAATTATAATACTAGTAAAAGGAAGAGTAACTTAATTACTATCTTTAAACACTTAGGAGGTAACCTCACATATTGACATGTTACACCCTAGTATTTTGGAAACGAAAAACTATAACAATCTGGATCGTTTCCCCAAATGGGGAACCAGATTATTTTTGTGCTTATTTTTTTTGTTATTTTTTTAATTTTGTTGACCTTATTAAACTTATATCAGTAAACACTTCCCATCCACCTTGAGCTTTATTAAATGTATTGTCAGTCATGTGAACAATATACTTTCCTGTTATATCTATATATTCAGCAGTCTTTGTTTTGAATCTAATAGGAATACCAATCTCTAATAATGGTTCTATTCTTACACTTCTTTCTAATGTAATTTTAACAGTAGCCATATTAAAAATTTTCTTAGATATCATAGACTTGGCAAATGTTTCTGAATAATTCATCCCAGAATGTTCAGTATAATACTTAGTCCTATTAATAACAACATCTGGAAATAAAGCAGGACCTTCATCAACAAGTCCATTTTCTGTTGAAATTGTAGTTAAGTCATGCTCTATTTTATGAGATAGTGTATTATTTGGTTTAACAATATGAACCATATTATTTCCAATACTATTCCATTTAGGATTTTGGACTTCTTCTGTATCAATATCAGAATGCGTGTAATAACTTTTACCTTCCATTGTTTGCTCTTCTTTTTCAATAATTTCTTTTTCAGTTTTAGTTTGTGTAGCTAAATGGAAGATTGTATATTTCTCTGCTCTCTTAATTTCTTTTTGTAAATTTTTAATAAAAATGTCATTACCTGACGGTCCAGCGCAATATATCATAGCAGGACCATCATATATCCCAAATGTATTATCAATGTATTTTAAATTTTTATATAGAGTAGTAGGTAACATAAGCACCTGACTTATCTCTTCTTCATTGATACCTTCTGTATCAAATTCTAAATTACCTGGAGTTTCATTAACCACATCTTCAATTAAAGATTGCATTTTCTTTGGTGCGAAGTCATACCCAAAAACCATATTAATCATCCAGGTCATAATAGTATATGATGGTCTTACAACAGTAAGGATAGAAACAGGAACCGCATCAGCTTGTGATCCCTTACCTTCGTTTTCAAGAGATTCCTCAGTTATAGAAATACTATAATTAGTTCTTACAAACATTAAATCCCATGATAGTTCCTCTATTATAGCATCACCAGTTCCCATATTTTTCATTTCTAATGTAATAGGATCCTGACCAAATATTTCATCTGTAATCATATCACCAGGTATTACATGTAGATCTAAAATAACCATCATATAAGCAGTAGCCATTGAGTTAACAAACCGCACTCCATATACATTGTTGCTATAATCTTGATCCTTAACAGTCAATTTAAAATCATAGCTTCTACCTGGAAATAATCCTTCTTCATATCCTGCCATAGTAACTCCTATTAATCTTTATTATTTGTTCTAAAAAGTAAGCGAAAAAAAGCTGGAGATTAGTTTTTAACCCCCAACTTAATTTTTGTAATCCAATCCATTTTACCGGACCCAGTACAATATTTACAAAATGCCTTATGCTCACCGTAATCATCATTAACATCATTAATAAGACGAAATCCAATCCCGTCACAAAATGTACAATCTTCTTCTTCCAATGGCTTTTCCATCCATACACCATCATAACACTTCAACATTAGTTTTTAATCCCCAGCATCATTTGTGTTAACCAATCCATAATACCACTACCACCGCACTTATAACATTGCACATCTTTCCATCGTCCTGTCTTTGGATCTTTCCTTCTAATACCAGGTTTACTAAAACATTCTGGGCATTTATGGAGTTTAATTTTCACATACTGATTGGTGCATGGAGGAGAAGTTGATTTCCCTACATGGTTTGGAAGTTTAATCCCAACAGAAGGACTACTGTCAATCGAAATAATTGAAGGTCCGTCTGGAAATAGAGCTTCATATTCCGCCTTAGATAGAAACATCTTTAACAACCATACCTAACATTTCAACAGGAAGAATCAATACTCTTTCAGCAACATCTTCAAGAAGTCTTTTTGCATTGAGGTTTCTTTCAGTGCTTGAAAACTTGGCAATAGCTAAAAACATTTGCCAAGAACTAATAGGACTGTCAGCAGTTAATTCATCAATATATGTTGATACTATATTCCTTCTTCTCTTTCCAGCCTTTTCAACTAAATCAAGAGTATTCATTATGTCTTCTTCACTAAGACGATTATGGATGTTTGATTCAAAAAGAGCAGTTATATCTCCAGCAAATTTATCTATCATTGTTCCAATAGGTGATACAATATTTGAGCCATGATGTTGATGATGGATTTGTCTTAATGAACCCAATGATGTCTGAAAACCAAAGTTAATGTTTCTGTTTTCTTCTTTGATGTTTATTCCAAATGTAATTGATTTAGACCATTTTCCATTGTACGAATTACCTACACTTATTTGAGGATAGATATCCCCAACCGCAGGAATGTTTGTAGGATTTTGAATAATTATTATATTGTGCATGCGCGTAAAATCGTCTGACATGAGAGTTTCCTCTCTTAATATAGGAGTACCTATTTGTGCTATTGACCCTCTTACGCCATTATTTATAGCCTCATTGCCCTCAAATTTATAGAGGTCAGAAACTATACATCCTGTGTATCTCCAATCTCCTGAATCATCCCTTCTTGTATGGATTGCAAGATTTGGAATTCTTGCTGCAGGAAAATACATAACTGATGCTTCGACTTCATTATGACTAAGATAAGTATACATTACTTCACAATTCCTGTCGGCATAATGAAAATTTCCATCTCCCAAATTCGTTAATCCCATATCTCTACTTCTTTCTCCAAATGACATATACTCACCGTAAAAAAAGTGAGGCAATTAAACGGTCTAATTGCCTCACTTTTTAATATGATTAAACTGCTTTTACTTGATTGGTTTTTGAGCTTTTTTCATTAAACTCATGCCCACATTACTGGAACCTAGTACTGCCATTCCAGCTGTAAAGTCATTTCCACCGCCAAGAACCTGAGTCATAGGAACTTTAACAATTTCGGGATTCTTTACTGCGGCATCCAAGACCAACTTCAGCCTTTCCAATTCGAGATAATTCTCTTTACCGATGGCTGCAATCTTTGCTGTCCAGCCTTTGGCGATCTCGATATCTTTTTGTTTTTGTCCTTCACCTTCACGAGAAAGGGTAAGGATCTTTTTATTA